ATGCTGAGGAATGGAATGTGCTTGCATTAGGCAATCAAATAGAGCTAGTAAATACATTAGGTATACAACAAGCTACAGGATTAGAGAAGCCAAAAGCAAGCGGCGCTCAAGGTGTTTGGACAGGTGTATTAGATAAGGCTGCTGGGCAATATCGTGCCGGGCTATCTAAAATATTCTTGCGCAGAGAAGAGTCAGCTTCGCCAATTGTAGGATACTTAACTCTTAATCCTCTAGACGAAAGAAAACTTTCAGTAAATTGGGATGAAGATACGTTGCCGTCATCAACTTCACTAACTGGTCCTACTAGATCAGATGGCAATATTAATGCTGTTGTTAATCCCGAGCGTAACCCTCCGACTATTGCTACTGGTATTAGATTCTTATTAACTGGTGATATAGGAAGCGCAGCTAATGTTGACGGACCTGACTACTGGAAGAATTCTAATGGTAGTGACTTTATAGCAAGTGCTAATGACATTATCGAATGGAGCGGCACTAGTTGGAGTATCATATTTAACGCTAGTGAACATGACGGTGACCCTGTATATGTAACTAATATTAATCCTAATAGCGGATTGCAGTTTAAATGGGAAGAAGGACAATGGGTTAAGGCATGGGAAGGCCTGTACCGTCCAGGTTACTGGCAACTTATACTTTAAGCTCATATATACTATATGAGAGATAAAATAATATGTAGCGGAGCAATTATATGCTCACTAGAAACAAAGAAATTCTTGTTGCTACAGCGTAATCATGTTAAACAAAAAGGTCAATGGGGACTTGTAGGCGGTACTAACGAAAAATACGAATCGCCGTGGGAAGGACTACAGCGTGAAATACAAGAAGAAATAGGGTCACTTCCTAAATTCTACAAAGTGTTTCCATTAGAGTTATTTGTTAGCAACGACGAAAACTTTAATTTCCACACATATCTTTGTTTTGTAGACAAGGAGTTTATGCCTAAACTTAATAGCGAACATTCTGGTTATTGTTGGGTTGATTTTGGTATTTGGCCAAAACCATTACATCAGGGGTTGCATAATACTCTAAATAATGCTATAATAAAGACTAAGATTATGACTGCTGTTGACGTTATGCAGTTTATAGAGGAATCAGATGATAGTTAAACAACTATGGCCTACTACAATTGCACATTTTAAATGGAATGATCAAGAGTCTCTTGGACAAACTGTCAACGATATCATCTTAAAATTTCCAGACGGTATTGGAGATGATGAACGTCCTGACATAGAAGAATATAACGAACTACAATCTGCGTATAACTTTATAGATCAATCTATGGTAGAATATCTTAGTAAAGATTTTCCACTGCAACAGCAATTTACATTTAGTTGGTGGGTACATGTGTATAGAGAAAATGCAACACATCATATACACAATCATCTAGGTAGTCAATTTACTGGTATATTATATCTAGCTTCTCCACCCAATGGCGGGGAACTGCTCCTACATGATCCTCGAGGCAATGCTAATAGAGGATATAATGATAATCTAAAGCATATATTTGCTCCAGAGGTTATTAAGCCACAAGCAGGAGACTTGTTTATTTTTCCTAGTTTTGTATGGCATAATGTTGAACGTGTACACGACATGCGCATATGCATGCCGTTTGATGTATGGTGTTAAATGTTAAAACCAGCTGTATCATTATCTCTTGAAGAGTTCTATAACTTAGTTAGAAGCCCAACTGCACATCAGAATCAAATGGTAAGTTTGATTGATTCTAACGGACTGCAACACTTTATCGACGAAGATGATTATATTTCTTACCTAGGAAAAATTGATCAACTATTAATGGATGATACTATTACTATAAAAGTCGAAAAGTACGAAAAAGAAATAGATTATAATAACGGAACTGTTCATATTTTTTATGCTAGAAAAAACAGTCCTAGTTTTGATACACATACTGATCCTATAGATATAGTTTTAGAAGTAACACACGGTATTAAGACAATCGAAATTAATGGAGTTAGTACAATTATTCCTCAAGGAATATGTTTATTTGTGCCAGCAAATACTTTGCACCGAGCAACTAACGAATACGAAAGTATCATGCTTTCTTGGGGGTTACATGACAGTACATAATGCTACACAATTACTAACTTATATTAAGACTACAGAAACCTGCAATTTAAACTGCTCGCACTGTTTCACTAATGGTATAAACGGACGTAAGATATATTTTAATCCAGTAGACACTGCTGCGTTTGTTAATCGTATAAATGACAAAATGCCAGGATGTCAAATAGCGTTAGAGTTTCATGGCGGAGAACCAATGCTTGCTCCTGTAGAGGACATGCTGTTATTTCACAAACTTACATATGAAGTATGGGGAGATAGAGCATATTACGGCATGACTACAAATCTTACGTACAAGCTTACACAAGAAAAACTAGACTTAATATACGGCATATTACATAAGCGATTAGGTACTAGTTACGATCCGTTTATACGTTGGTCAAATCCTAAACAGCAAAAGCTTTGGGAAGACAATGTTAAGCAATTAACTAGTGACGGTGTAGACATTAAGTGCTTTGTAAGTCTAAGCAAAGATATGATACAAGTAAATCCGGGCGATGTTATTGAATATCTTATTAGCCTAGGAATACAAGAAGTTGATTTTGAACGGTTAACGTCTGATGGCAATGCTGTTCGCAATCCTAAAATATTTCCTACTAACATAGAAATACAAGATTGGTATATGCTGTTACACAAAGAAACAGAAATAAGAGGTTTGCGTGATCGTATATATAACGCAACACTCGAAAGTGTTTATATGAAGTTTGAAGAAGGAATTACTCGTGCTAGTACATTCTGTAGAGACTGTGAGCAAAAGTTGTTTACAATTAATGCAGATGGAAGAATAGCAGGGTGTCCTAATTCAGCACCAACAGCACACTATGCACATATTAATGATAGTATCGAAAGTATATTATATCATCCTGGACGCATGTGTAATATTGCAGCAGAAATGAATAGAAACCCCAAATGCTACGAATGTCCTGTACAATTTTTCTGTGGTGGCGATTGCTATAAACTTGCATGGGAGGGCGATGTATGTCCTGCTCCTAAGAAACTAATGATGGAATTAGCATAATGGATTTAATTATTAAACCTACTGAAGCGTGTAACTTTAAATGCACATTTTGTTCTAGTACCGACATTGATCCTGAAAATGCAGGACAACTAGATCATGATTATATTTTTAGATTCTTAGATAGATATCCTGATACAAACACTATTATTGTAAATGGCGGTGATCCTCTTATGATGGACCCTAGCTACTATTGGAAGATAATAAAGTATCTTGATGATCACAATTATCCATCAACTATTAGCTTTACTAGTAATCTGTGGCCGTTTTACGTAAAGCCTAAGAAATGGGTAGAATTATTTAATCATCCTCGAATGGGAATTTCTACTAGTTTTCAATATGGCGCAGGACGACTAAAAGGCGACCTAAGTATCTTTACTGAGGAAGACTTTTGGAATGTTTCAGATAAGATGTTAGAGCTTTGCGGTTATCGTCCTGAGTTTATTGCTGTTATCGACGACATGAATGAACACACTGCTATTAAAACAGTAGAACTTGCTAAGAAGATGGATGTAGTATGTAAAATAAACTATGCTATGGCAAGTGGAGAACAAGGCTACACATATAGACTAAGCAAGATTTATAAATTATATCTTGACATATATAATGCCGGTTTAGGTGATTGGGAATATAACGTTCAACAAATGATTAGGCGTCTAGCATCTGATACAACAACGTGTCCACAAAATAGAATGTGTGATAGCGGCATACGTGCGTTCAATCCTGGTGGTGATTATTATAGTTGCGGTAGTTTAGGCGACGATAAAGATTATCCAATTGACTTCGAATATGAAATGTCCGGAGGATTTGAAACTCCGTTACAACATGACCCAGAAATACAAACTATGAAAATGGCTTGTTATACGTGTCCTATGTTTAAAATATGTAACGGATGTCGTAAGACTGTTAGAGATCACAAGCGTGAAGGTCAAGTAGAAGATCACTGTTTTGAAATGAAGCAACTTGCCCCTGATATATTAAAACTTAATGGAAAAGATCCTAGCGAAGTTACACCGTATGTGAGAGAATATGACTGAATTTACTGTTAGCATTAATCCTACATACTACTGTAATTTTCGATGTGATTTTTGCTATCTAACACCCAAACAGTTAGGAGACAAGCAACGAATATCTCCTGAGGATCTAGACAAGCGATTAAGTGAAATAACAGTGCCTATTACACACGTAGATTTATACGGTGGTGAAATAGGGCTACTTGAGCCGGAATATTATTACAGTCTTAAAACAGTAATAAGAAAATATTATAATGGCACTATAAATATTAATACTAATTTAAGTGCAAGACCAGATTTCTTTTTAGACGACGATGTACATGTTAGTGTAAGTTATGACTTTGAAGCTAGAGAACTTAGTACAAAAGTTATGCAAAATATTATGTTATTTCCTAAAGACATTAGTGTACTTGTATTAGCAAGTCCTCGTGTACTAGAAACAGATGTAGAATTTATGATTAATACGTTTAACATGGTACAAAATATTAAATGTGTTGAAATTAAACCGTACAGTACAAATCAAGCAAATGCACATCCTGTTACACACAGAGACTTTGAACAACATGTTCAACGTTGGATCGAATCTCCTATAGAGAAACAGTTTGAATTTGTAAATGTTGAGGAACTTGAAGATGTATTAGAAGGCATACGTAATGCATTCAGTAATGATCATGTATACATTACTCCTGATGCAAAATTTGGAGTACTCGAGTTTGATCAAGACGACAACGAATTTTTTGAAAAGTATAATACATTTGATGAATATAAATTATGGGCAAAACAAGAGTCAACTAGCAATGTAAGTGATATTTGTAAAGCCTGTGAATACTACGGCAAATGCTTAACTGAACACTATCGTTATGTTAAAGATTTAGATAACGGATGTAATGGATATAAAGGATTAATAGACTGGTATGCTAGACTGGAAGACTAGATTAAATTTATTCAATAGCATAGCTACTGATTTTACCGACGATCTTAATAAGGTAGATATACGCACGGAAGAAGATAGTGTCGAATGGGCAGTAAAGCATTTTCACGAACGTGTTAACGAATGGGTTTATCCTGCCAAGAGTTATTTTGTAGCAATTTGTTATGCATACTGGATTAGCCAAGAATTTGCCGACAATGACTTTATAGAATTACTAAGTGATCCATTATTATTAGCTGGCAACGATCCGTACTTTAAAACATATATACAAGATCCCAAAACATATATAGATATATTAGATCAAGATGTGTTTACTGCGATTGAGTCTCGCTCGGGAATGGTTGCCGACGTAAGGTCTTATTTTGAGGAAGAGATGATGCTTGATCAGTATCCCCTACATAATTAAAGAATTCTTTAATAGGACATACACCAGGTGGCAAGTCTCTAGCACGGTTCTTCCAATCCCATTGTGTATAACAACGAAAGCCGCAACGATCAAAATACTGACAACTTAAACAGCCAACTTCATCCATGTATGCTTGCATTAGATTAGTGTTGTCTTTTCGTATGTAAGAATGATTAAAGTCGTTACGTGTGTAACGATGCCATCTACAATTTGCAACTGTATTATCTGGAAATATAGTAAGCTTGTTCAAACTCATACAATGCATCTGATTTACTTCGTTTTCGATTAACTCTCTGTACGGAGCAATGTGCGGATAATTATCTGCAATATATTTCATAAACTTTAAATACAAACTATCTGCAGGAACTAAATGATCGTATCCTGGATCAGGAATAAAGTCATCAAAGAACAAATCAAAGTTGTCATACAAGTAATCAAAATAAACATCGCCTTCAAACAATGCATTAATACTTTCTGTTGTAGCAACTAGATTAATAGTAGAGATATAATCTTTAAAGCGTTCTATATTTTTAGTGTACTGGCCGCCTGTAGGTCTTCCACTTAGATCATAACTTGCAATGAGCTTACTAGGAATGTTAACTTGATTTAAATCGTCTAATAGCTTACGCACATCTTCATGATACTTAAACAAAAAGTTACTAACCCACACTACTTGTATAACGTGTCCATACTTATCTGTTATTTTTTTAATTTCAACCATTAAATCAAAAAACATAGGATATAATGTGTCTTTTGCACGATCTTGAAATAGCTCGCCGCCTACCATATTAAACTGTATAGCATGAACTTTGCCTTGCATCTTTTTGCAGTGTGCTTCTACTAAAGGCAATTTCATTAGCATTTCTTCGTACGTCATGCCTACTTCGCTTTCTTTATCATGAAAACAAAAGTCGCAATTAATAGGACAATTTTCAAAAAGTGTTATTTCTATTTCACCAATATGAGGACGTTTGCGTTCTAATAACATTTCTGTAATACGATTAGCATCCTGTTGTTCTTTAGTCTCTAACAAATAATCGTCAGTGATATTGTCTGGCATTAACGCCTTTAATATATCGGTTCCGCAGCTCATGAGTTATATCCTATATTATCGTACAGTGCCATTACTTGTTTATTTATAAGACATTCATTGTGTCCAATGACATCTGTGATTAATGTAGGTATTAATCTAGAACTGCAATTTTGTACATACTTGCATCCGTTACATACTAAATTAGGCATATTTTTATATTGTAACATTTCTATATTATGCTTAGTTTCAACAATACTATTAAGCACATTATCTTTTACATCTACCTTTAAGCTAGAATGATATATTGGGGAGTTTTCATATAAGAAAGGAACAATATAAAGTTCATCATTACTTATGGATACAACAACTTCGTTAAACGACTTATGACTATTATCACTTTGTAGCCAAGTAAATAATTTTCTAAATCTCTGTTCGTCAAGTAATGCTATTTTTCCAATGTCATGATTCCAGCCAGTGATATGTTTTAGCATCTTCTCCGGTTTATTTGCCAATGCTCTAACTACACTAGGTGCCCATTCAATAATAGTATTCCATTTAGAGTTTACCATTTCTATTGTGTCTAATACATTATCATTTATCTGTTGTGTTATATTACATACTAGACTAACTTCGTATTCTAATTTGCTTTTTTGCATAGTTTCTAAACGCTTGTCAATAAGATCATGTACAAGAGGATTATCTAACATATGTAAGTCTACTGCAATTTGTACATCAAATGGACGTTCTTTTAGATAGCTATTTTCGATATGGGTAATAACTTCTTGTACTCTTTCGTCTTGGATGAAGAAGTCTATTGAACAGTTGTGCTGTATGCCGCCATCATCAGGCAAAGCAGATACTACCTTTTGAAATCTAGGATCATCTAAAACATCAATAATATTTCCACTAGAGAAAAAATCAGTTGGCCCTAATATAATATCATCTAATACATATTCTTCTGTTAATTCGTCAACTAATTGAGCTGCTAAATCTAAGCCTAAACCAGTACCAAAGTTTTTTCTACGCTTTACAAAACAGCCACTACAGTTGTATGCACATCCTTCGAGTATTTCGAGCATGAGCTGTATTTTTAGTTTACTATGTTTAGTCGGATCTATAAACCCTTCAGGAGCAAGCGATTGTGTATTATTTTCTAAATATGTTTTCCAGTCATTTTTTAACATGTTAACGGCCTATATTCATTTAATACTTCTCTAGGATATACACACTCTGTAAAGTCAAAATGTTCCATGTAACTTAATACATGCTTATTTAGACATATTTCTCTACGGTTGCAAGTATCACAATGCAATGTTTTAGGAGAATAAGCAAGCTGATCAACATATAGCTCTGTTTTTATATTAGTCCAGCTGCGGATGTCTGTAGGGTCTTTTATTCTAAACTTTTCATCTTTTATAAGTGCAATTTCATATACAAATGGGGTCGAATAAAATTCACCGTTACTATATGTGTAATTAAGTTCTAATGGGCCGCCTTGATCTTTATCTGATATTGTCATTGCAAGGTAGTCTTGATTTTCTTCAGTGTATGTGTCTTCGATCATATCGACCCATGACATAATAATATCGTTATGTATTTTACCCTTACTATATCTCTGATAGCTAGGTATAGGTTCAACAATAGTATCAAACTCTTCTTTTACTACACGACTAATTTCAGCTAAATCTCCAAACTTAGCAAAGTCTTGATCCATGTTAAAAATAATATAAAAGTTTAAAGGATCAGTAAAGCGATTTAGTACATTGTGAATACGTGCTAAAAACTGTTTTCTATAATCTGCATTCAGTACTTGCTTTACATCAATAACAACTTGAAAATCGTATAAAAATCCATCACGCTTTGGTATGCTATTAAATCCGTCTATAATAGGATTTATATGTTTGTCATCGTTTAACAACGTGCTTACCATTCCGACAGTAGTACAATTACTAACAACTTCCTTAAAGTTATCGTATGTAAGTATTTCTTGTATATTCATGTTTCCAAAAATATCTGTTGGGCCAATGTTTATACTACTAAATCTTATATCATTCTCGTTAAACATGCGCTGTGCAGCAAGTATAGTAGCAAAGTCGTTGTTTGTTGCATGCTGGCGTTTACGATTAACAAAGCACCCTTCACAAGCGTGGATGCACCCGTCTAGTACGTCTACAGTCATGTTTACTTTTAAACCAGTAGCATTGCCCACACCAATATTATAATCAGTATGGCCTCTTGTTGCTTCCCAGTAATTATCCTTTACTATTGGCATGATAAACTTTCTTTATATCCTCTAATCTTTCGTCACCGTCTTCAGTTACTAAAAACTTTTTACGATAGCCTTGTTTGTCTGCTTCGACACTGTATCCGTTCCAGTTGTACATTTCAGCAGCACTTTTATTATAGTTATGCATATTTTTAATCATGTTTTCTTTTGGTGCAATGCATGTATCTACACCTAGATAATCCCGTAACAATATTATTTTTCTATTATAGCAACTAAAGAATAAATCACAGTTTTCGCACTCTGTTCCTTTTGCACGTTCTATCTGCGTAAGTGTTTTACTATATGCTTCGTCTAAATCTTTAACTTCAAACTGCTCATCGTACAATGCCATATTTTCATACATAAACGGACTTAAATACCATTTGCCTCGTTTAAAGTTAAGCACAGTATAATTGTGGCCAGCATGTGAATGATCCACCATAATATTGTTTAGGTGAGTGTCTTCAGGGAGTGATTCAAAGAAAGAATTAAACTGATTAAGTGTGCGCAATATTATATTAGGCTTATGACTGCGACTAACACTCGGTATAAAGTCTATTGTAGTGTCAAACTCTTTAACTACAAAGTCATGAATATCTTCATATTTTATATCGTAGTCTCTTATGTTTACAATAAAGGTATATGTACATTCATGTCTTAGATTCTTGTCTAAATATGCAATGCAACGCTTTAGTTGTTGTATATATAATATATCATTATAGCGCATAGGATCTGTTGCTATACCAACTTCTATTTCAGTGTCAGTATTTACATTATCATGCAAAAATGTAATCCAGCGATCAAGATGACTAATATCCTGTTCTAAGAATGTAGTTGTAAATGCAAGTATTGGGGAGTTTTCATTAATCATTGCTAACAAGTCAGGATCTTGCATTACGCTGTAAAAGTTTTCACTACTTAAACAGTCAGTCGGGCCTATTAATATTTCGTCAACTAATACGCCTTTGTCAGTTATACGCTTTACAAACTCGCGACAATCCTTTAAATGATTAGTCTCTGGAGCATTACCTCTGCGATGTACAAAACACCCAGGACAAGCATGTACACAGCCGTCTAAGACGTCGAGTTGTATTTTTACTGCACTAACTGGCTTAGTTTGTGTTTCTGTTGTTAGCTCGTAGTACAAGTTGTTTTTAATGACGGGCATTTAGATACTCCTTGGGCAAAACGCAGTCTGTTAAACCTCTGTCTTGCATATAAAAAAGAACATTGCGTTCTGCACAACTCATTAAATGCGGACAGCTAGAACACGATGTAGTGCTATCTGCGTATGTAAGATTAGCTGATAAAAATTCTTGGGTGTTTATATTATCTACTTTGTACTTAGACGTGCGCTGTAATATTCCGTCATATAAAAAAGGATTCATATATAAACTGCCGTTGTAAAAACTATAGTTAGTACATCCATATCCATTAAACTTTGCATCAAACATAGTGTAAAGATCTTTGTACTCAGATTTTAGTTCTTGCTTGCGTAGTTCTTCTACAAACATAGGCAAATATTTACTTACTTTTCCTCTACTATTTCTATCAGTTAAGAAGCTTGGTAATATTACTACAGGCGCATTAAAGTCTTTCTTTACCATATCACATAGTTCATTGTAGTTTATGCGATCAAAAATACCCGGATAATAGTTTACTCTAAATTGTACACTGCCCTCTTTAAACAACTCAAGTTTACGGCAGAAATCCTCTACGTCTCCATTTAGATACTTGTCTATATCTAAAACTATTTTAAAGTCCATGTCATTAATACGTTCAACGCCGTCGTAAAGGCTCCAAATAGCTTCAAGCTTAACTTTTATTTCATCAAGCGGCTGTAACAATGTAGTAGTATACGCAATGCCACTTGTTGCATATAATTTTTTCATTGCAGGGTGGTTTATTATTTGCCAAAAGTTTTCAGCATCAAAAATATCAGTAGGTCCTATAACTATTTCGTCAGGGTATAACTCACTTTCTTGTAACAGTGTATGTAATGTTTCTAAATGATCTGCACTGGTTAAGTTTTTGCGTGGAATAAAGCAACCAGGGCATTGTTGACTGCATCCATGCAATATATCAGCATGCACTTCGACCCGTAAAAAATCTTGGTTGACAGGACTTATGCCTTCGATGTATGTGTAATACCCAGCCGGAGTAGAATTTAGGTTAACTAGCATTGACGATTTTTAAAGCATCGTCATTCCATTGCTCTGCACTATCAATAAACGGATTATACATTTCTAACACTTCTAATGGCATTAAACATTCGTGCATGTTCATTGCATCTTGTGCTTGGAAAATTAATCTATTAGCGCATGCTACTGCATATTTGCAGTCAGCACAATCCTTAACTTTGGAAGACTTTGCTAAACCTTTTGCTATTAAATGATCACGCTTTGCTAGGATTTCTTCAAACGATAATCCAGTTACTTCAAGTTCTGGATGGTTTGTAAAGAATGCCTGTTCGTGCAACATAACATTAAGGAACACTCTTGGTTCCTTATACCCTGGTATAATTGTAAGCCCTATAAAGTTCATTGAGTTACAATATAAGTTAGCCATACTCATTGTAACATCTGCATAGTTATCTTGATCTACCACTTCTTTAAGGAAGTTGTTCCAAGCAACTAAGTTATTGCGTTGATGCAGAACACTCGGTGCTCTTGAAAACGCAGGATTCATTTCTAGAATAGTTTCATATTCATTTAAAATTTTGTAAAGTAATTTGTTATAGTTTTCTTTAGTTAAATGCTTCTGCATAACATTACTTGCTTGCAATGTCCAACTCCAGTCAATATTCTTAGGAGTTTGTTTGTCAAAGAATTCTAATTTTGTTTTTATATCATTAAAGTAATCTTCGTCATTAAGGATTTTATCAATATTGCCTATTGGCATAATAAACTCAATAATCATTTCGTCTCTGTATTTGCTAGGATCATCTAAGATAGCAAATATCTCACGAAGTTTTTCCATGCTTACTTCATCAATTTTACTAGGAGTAGCAATACGTGCTTTTGTATGCTCTCTCATAATATTTTGTACAATTGGATTTTCTAAAATGTTAACTGTATTTTCTGCTGAGAAAAAGTCTGTAGGACCAACAACAAACTCACGCAAGTTAAGACCAGTACGCTTAACTCCGTCTGCTAATAACTGTGCAGTTTCTAGCATACTATTCATTGTAGTAACATCTTGGTTTTTGTTTACAAAGCATCCTACGCACCCGTGATCACAACCTGTCAAGCCTTCAAAATTTATTAGTACATCAAATTTCGATGCTTGGCTTGGAGGCAGACTCTCAGGTCCACTGTATTTCATTTGTTTGCAGTATGATGTTTGCATTGTCATAGTTTATTCTTCCTCAAATAGTTCTAACATACTAGATGCAACACCCTGTTTTAACAGTGTATTATACAAGTCAGAACCTTTATATTTACTAGCGTCATTAAACACTCTCTTGTTTAAATTACTAGAAGGCCACGGACCATTTTGCATGCCTAATAAGTATAATAAGTCTAATGCATAAGTTGCAATATATACAATATTTAGTCCTACACTAGTATCAACATCAGTGTATTCTAAATCTTCTGGTACAAATAATTTAAATTTATCGTCATATTTAGTTGATTGATCTAAGCAAAATAAAGGTATATGCTGCATAGTATACAGTAAGTCTTCTAATAATTCGCCATGCTGTTCTAAGTATTCGTCAATAAAGTCATTTGACCACACAGTATTTATTGCGTCATCAACAGTATTAAAATCATGATCATATTTTCTTTTTGTGATAATTGCTATAACACGAGCTATAATAGGACACTCTACTAAGAAGTCGCATTTTATATACTCATTAATTAACTCAGCATCAATTGTGTTAAATTGTACTTTAAAGTTAGTGTTTGCAATGTATACTAAGATATGCTTTACTGATAATACTTTCTTAGATGCTTCGTAGTCAACATGAAGTATATAATCATCTTGATCTGCTTTAATCTTATATATTTCTGCAAGATCTACAGGGTTTAGGGGAAGTGTATAGCTCATATTATTTCCATTCTTATTCTGGTACTAGTGGTAATATTTTAAACAACAGGTACGGAATACGTGCTTTACGCTTATAGAAAAATTCTACTTCGCTCCAAGCACTCCTAAGTTGTTCGTTGCTTGCAAAATTAAAGCCCCCTTCTGCAATTTGTACTACAATAGGAATAGTTTTAGCAAACTCTTTGTATACTTCTTCGTATTCCCATTCTTCGTGATTGTTTATAAGATCCATTAACACTGCGTTGTCACCAACTGCTGCCCAAAAATCTCTCAACGAATATAACGCTATCATTCTATTTTTATTCTGAAAAGTATCTTGAACAAATTGTGTTTTATTCCAGGTTGTATCGCCCTGTGCAGTAAACCAATCAATAATATTATTAATTACACTAATATAACCAATCTTACTTTGAAGCATTGTAATTACTTCATTAATCATTGTTTCTGAGTGTACTGTAAACTTTTCACGCAAATGTTTAGTTGTTGTTAAATTAATTTCTTCGTAAGTTGCATCTCGATTATATCTATCATTAATAAAGAATAGTATATCGTATCCCCACCACTTACTAGTTACCGGACCTGTAAACTCGTAGAAAGCATTTGCTGTATACACTGCTTCTACTGCTGCGTCAATGTCAACTGTGCTATAATTTGATAATGTTGAATATTCATTATCTCTACTAGTTACTAGTTTTATAAAATCTTTTGTAACTTGCTTAACATCGTGTTCAGTTGCTGTGCGCAACAATGAAGCTGTGTACTTGGCAAAGAATTCTAAAAATTCAGTAGCATTTTCAAATAGTAAATATTCTTTATTAGTATTGCCCAAATACTCTATAGTATCTACGTCTGATAAGTTTGCATACTCAATCATGCCAGCTGATGCCCTTGGATAATCAGCGTGTAGTGCATCTTCATATGACTGTTCAACAGCAAGATGTTCGTCTGGCATTACTATTTTAACTGTACGTGTTTGGTCACCATTAAATGGACTCTCGGAGATTGCCGACGTCATTGCTGATGATTTACCTATATATTTTTTGTTGTTGATGTAGTAAAAACTTTCACCGATCATTATCTTCTTCCCCTTGATGCGTGACAGCTGTAATGACAGCTACTATGACAAATTCTAAAGTCAAAATACTGATTTGTAATTCGACCTTCTATACCATCAACAGTACGACTAATACAGTTAGTGGCAAATGTTTGGATATCGCCTGCTCTGATTAACAAATTATCGCCTACATTGTTAGGCAAATCTCCATTCGCAAATGCGTTACTAGGTGCGTTAACATATTCATAACGCCTGTTGCCGTAAGCAGTTCCGGTGCCGCTGCCACCGGAATAATATGCTGTTGCTGCAACATTAATTGTTTTATCAAATGTGCGTATTTTTGTATATGCTGCGTTAAAGTATCGAGATTCTAAATCAGCATGAGACTGTCCTGCCATTATCTTCTCCCTCTTGATGCATGACAACTGTAATGACAGCTACTATGACAGATTCTAAAGTCGAATGAACTATTGCCTATTCGACCTTCAATTAAATCACAAGTCCGTTGTATAGCACTAAGTGCTTGGTCAACAAGCTGAGTTGGATCTACTAGTGTGTTATTAGGATAAACTTGGCCGTCATACAACGTGTTATTAGCATTAACGTATTCATAGCGTTTATTGCCATAAGCAGTTCCTTGCCCCGGGCCGCCATAATATACTGTTGCTGCGAAGTTAACAGTTTTATCAAATCCTCGCAACTGAGCACCGGCATTACCAGTAAAGTAGTCCCTTGCCGACGCTCTTGTCATATTTCCCATAGTATTATACCTTAACTTCTACTTCGTCAGTTCCATCTTCTAGAGCAATACCGATAAGCATTGTGTACTCTGCTATAGTACTTAGTTCATCTACAGCACGGCCTTTACCGTCCTGATCAGCAATAATGTATTGACCTTTTGTAGCATTGCCGTTAATAAGAACTGGAACACGACCTTTAAGTGCAACAAATGGCCACATAGGATCATCTCTGTTCTCATCTGTTTGGTTCATCATCAAGCCTGGCTGTGTTGAAACAACACCTGCTAGTTTCATGCCTGGTTTAAACAATGTAACTTCAGCATCGCCACCAATAGCAAGTACAGTACCGAATGGATAAACTTCGTCAGCTAAGTATTTCTCTGCCAAGTCAGCCCAGTTAGCACTTGCTGCTGTACCCTGGTATGTACCTGAGTTATCAACATAAGAAACATCTGAACCATCACGTCTAAACTGACATACTCTGTTAGAGTTAGCACCAGCAACAATATACATTCTATCTGAGTGGTATTCAATTTTACCAATATCGTTACCCGGGTTACCTGTCCAAGAAGTATTGCCATTTTGTTCGTAGAATCTTATTCCAGGTGAAACACCATCGTTATTATATGAACGTAATGACCAGTTACCGTCTTCGTTTAAGAAGCCTTGTGATGCATCGTCTGCATACAGTCTACCGTAAATGGTATTCGAACTGTTAGCAAGAGCAATTTCACAACTTCCACTGTTAGCTGAACGCATGTGGATTCTGCCAGTCGCCTGTGGATAAATGTGCCATCCAGCATAGTTACCACCTTCCCAATAAATGCCTGAGTTTGATTCAATGCGTACCCAATTAGCTACATATAATTCACCGTTAATCTCACCACCATTTGAACGTGTGTTGATCTTTTCACTGCCATTGTGATACATTCCTGAACGACCGTTGTGGTCTGCACGGAATAACCATTCATTATCAACATCGTTGAATAGTCCAGTTTCAGTTCCGCCGTTGTGCATGAATACTGCACGACCATCGATACTAAAGCCTTCCCAGTCGCCCAATCCGCTGCCGCTAACCTGAATTGAACCATAATTGCCAGTTGGTTCTCTTAGATAACGTGTTGTTTGGTTACCTACTGAGATAAACTGCTTAACTGTTAAGCGGCCATCTGTTGTAAGTGCCATAGCACCAGCTGCAACGCCGTCACCTTCATGACGCCATTTAAAGCCACGATCACTATCGTTGTTCATTGTAAACGTCATAGCGTAGTCGTTTAGCCAGCCCATTGTTTGACCACTGTGCATACCGATTGTATAAGAGCTGCTATCCCAAACACGTAGTTTGTCGTAGCTATCGCCACCGTAACCGTCTATAAATCCAATGTTGTAGCGTGTGCCATTATCAAATCTATCTGGGAATGTACCAGCGTTTAAGTTACTTGCGTTGCGGAAGAATGCACTATCTTGTCCATCAAGTAAATCTGCATCAAGTCCACTGCCACTACCGTCGTTACCGGCATGCCATACTCTGTGTGCAACTGCACCTGCAGACCAACCACCGTATGCTAAATCATTTGTAGTGCCATCTAAGCCAAAGTGTACAGCATAGTCGCCGCCAATATGGAATGTCATAAATGCATCGTACACATTAGCCCCGTTGCCTTGAAATACTTGTAGTGTATTAACTTCGCCGGTATTTTGTATAGTAGTTGCAGGTGCACTAATCTTAAATACGCCTCCACTAAATGCAACGCCAGTGTCTACACGAAGGAAGCTATCTGCATGCAATCCGTCTAGCAAGTCTGCATTTAAGCCTGATCCTGCACCGTCATTTGATTCAGTCCAAATAGCGCCACCGTTAACATAACCTGTTGTAGCATTAAAGCTACCGTTAACATCTAAGTTGTAAGTACCACTAGCATCTTTGTTAATACCAATTTTGCCATCGCCTCTTGCACTGAATATAATGTTACCGTTAGTTTGGCTAACATCATTGTTAATGCGGAAGAATGTAGTTGATGCGCTGTTATTTGAATTAGTGTCAAGTCTTACATTAACGTTGTGATAAGAGTTAATACTTATATCGTCGCCTGCGCCCCATGTTTCGCCACGTGAGCTAATACCATGATTTACGTAGCCGCCTAAGGCGCCATAGTTGCCATCCCAGTCAAAGCTAATGCCGTGTACTTTAGCAAGTTCGCCAGTTGTGCCTCCACTTGAGATAAAGCGTCTGTTGTTATCAATAACTTCGTTACCGTTTACATTATAACTGTTGCCGTCAATAGCACCAGTTAGTGTAAGTTCAGCAGCAACCAAGTTACCACCAACATATAAGTTTTTACCAAAGCTACCACCACCATCAACACGTAACGCACCTGTTGTTGTGCTTGTTGATTGGTCAGCGGAGTTAACGTGTAAGTAACCACTTGCTGCACCGATGTCAATAGCTGTTGCTGCGCCGGCGATATTAAGTGTTGTTACTGTAGTATTAAGTAAATCAAACGATAGTTGATTAGTACCTAAGCTACTAGCTTGTGTAATAACATCTTTGTTTAATCTAATTGCATCACCGTCAAAGCTAGCAATTAGTTCACTTACTTGTATACCGCTACCTGATCCAATACTATCTGAACCGTAAATATTTACAGAAGCACCGTTTCCTGATCCTGTACCAGCACCTGGTTTTAGATCAAGTTTTGCGCCGTTAATGTTAAATTGTCCTGTAATAGGTCCTTTAACTCCAACTGTACCAACTTGTTGAGTACTTTGTGATGCTCTACCTAATAGTAATTCTGGAGTATGTGCTGTTGAGCCTTTAATTTCTACACGATTAACTTGTGTATTAGAAGTACTTCCTGAATTTCCTGTAGCACCTGTATCAATAAATACCGATCCTGCTACGCCATTACCTGTACTTGCGCCACCTTGTATTGATAAGTCCGGGCCTTGCTTGTTAGTGCCTAAGCCGTTTGGTGCTTTAATTATTGCATCTACTGGAGCAGTTTCGACTGCATCACCACCTACTACAAGAGTTTTGTTTCTAATACGAAGTTCGCCAGTTTTGTCAGAACCAATAGTAATTGATGATGCTGATCTACCAATAGTTAATGACGAAACTGTAGTGTCATACAACGAAGCACTTGTACTAGTTGCTTTAATGTCGCCGCCACCAACTGTGAAGTCTCCGTCGATTTCAAAGTTACCAAGTGAGTTAAGTACAGCTCTTTCAGTTATGAATCCTGCTGCCATTAAGTTGAACTTAAAGCTAAAGTCTTCTGACCCAAATGTTACATCAGTTGCTACTGCATCCATAGTACCGCCAACTTCTCTGTTGTTGTTAGCTGTTTCAACTTGGAACTGCATACCAACACCAATACCAGT